TTCCCCCTTATAACCAGAAGGAATCATAGCTAATCCTAATTTATCGTATGCGCTCATATATCTTCTATTCTTTTAAGTTCAGCCTCTAAACAAGCCTGTGCTTCAAATATACCTCCATCCGTTTCTACTCTACTCTTAAAAGACCCTACTACACTTGAAGCAATGTCCTTGTAGATAGACCCAAAGCCTATGTTATTTACGTGAGCCGTTCCCCACCAACTTGATTCGTATATTTTTCCAAAAGCCATTTCTTAAGTTTTTTTTCGTTTTCCTTTTTTACCTTATAAGACCCATCCGTTGAACGTTGCATCTTTACTAGGGTGCGTGTCTTCATTTGTGTTAGTTAAGTATTCTGGGAACTTGTCCAAGTTAAAGGTCATATAGTCTATAAATCTTCTAGTGTATTGTTCTGCTTTGTTGCGTTCGTTTTGTACTAGAAAGTCTACTTCTTCTTTTGTTGCCGTTACAGAGTTTTCGCTTTGGTGCTTATAGATTCCCCCGTTCTTAATCTGAAACGCTGCCGTAGGTAAGTACTCTACCATCGCATAGTGTATAAGCATAGGTTGTATATAAGAATTAACCAAAGTAAGATAGTCCCCGCTTAAAGTACCCGCTACAATATCTGCGCTTATCTTGTTGTATAAATCTGTGCCTAAATACAGATGTATATGCATCTCTTGGGCTTCCTTGATGTGCTGAACAAATCTATCAAAGTCTACGTTTCCGTCTATTATAGAGTTACGTACTAAATCTTCTCTTTTTATAAATAATGCAGTTGCCATACTAATAATTTGGGTGGTGTCCGTTTCTAGGCATATCTATAGGTGCTATTGCTACTTCTTTAGGGTTTTTAGGTGCTTTCCATCCTTCTCGTATGGCTTGGTTTACATTCTTAAAGTTTGTCCCTTGTAGCGCATTTCCTCCGTATGTCTCTCCGTCTTTCTTTAGTTTCTTTTTGTATACTCGTCGCTCCCATCTGTGGTAACAATTAACACCGCCCTTGTATTTGAAAATAGAGTAGTTTCTACCCTTGTGTCCGTGTTTCTTGTTTACCCCTTTTGCACTCATAAACCCTATGTCTTCTTTGCGATAGAGTTTACCCGCTCCAATCATATTTCTACAAAACAATCTTGATTCTCCTTTAGGTTGTTTACGAGTTCCCTTCACGTACTTGTATCTTACCTTCCATAAGTCGGTGTCTTGTGTACTATCTTGGGTTGCGCTTAGTTTTAATCCGTTTAAGTAAGACTCCGCATCAAAGTCCTCTGGTTCATCTCCTACATCTTCTACGTCTATAAGTTCATACCCTTCTGGTTCGTCCTCTCCTAAGTCTTTTATCTCATCCCATAACTCTCCTGCTAAATCGTCATCTAAGAAAGGTCTCTGGTCTGATAGCTTTTGTCCTGTCTCTTCTTCTACTTGTTCTTTAGTAATCGCATTGTCTAAGTCTGTAAACTCTAACGGCTGAAGCGTTTTAAAGTATAAATTAAGCGTTATCTCGTTGTAGGCAAGTACTTGGTCAAAGGCATCTATTAAAAGTCGCTGAAACGGTCTTATAACGGTGTTATCCATTAGGGTAGAAGCCGTCTTTAGTTCGTCTGCGTTATTTCCTAGTCCGCTTTGGTCTTTAATACCTAATAACATAGGAGATACTACCCTGTGCGATACCATTATCTTACGCATAGCCTCATCGCTTAAAAACTGATACTGATTATGTGCGTCTGATAACTGTACGGGTTCTATACTTGCACTTGTTTCCGCAGAATCGTTAAAGGCTAATATAAACTTACCCGCATTAGACGTACCGCTAAACTTCTGGTAGATTCTTTGCTCTATTAGGCTTCTTTCTTCTTCGTTAGGTACTCCGTTGTTAAAGTTAATCAACATAGAAGGTGCTAAGCCGTTCATTATGTTGTTTAGGTGGAAGTTTGATACCTCTTCTTCTATCTCTGCGTACTGTATACCACCTTGATAGTCTACGGGACTGTAATAATAAAACCCCGCTCTATATGGCTTTACAAATAGTATCTCTATTGCTTCTCTTGAACAACCAAACGCAGGTATTCTTTTTAAATCGTCCCCTTTACGGTACTTATCCCAATTAGGATGATAGTAATACGCCTCTACATCTCCTTTAGCGTTACACTTTTCCGCTCTTAGCGTTTCTACGGGATAATGCTCTACACTTGTAATCTTACTTCTGTCTTTAGAGTAGATAACCTGCATAGCACAACCGCCCATAAGTTTTAAATCGTAAACTAACTTACGTACACAATCTTTAGAAAATAAAGACTTCATCTGTGCGTATTCGTTAGGTCTTCTTGAAGAGTCGGTAGCATCTAAACCTTGTCCGTATATCATCTCGGAAATACCGTTTATGATAGCGTTGTTTGTAGGGCTTCCGTTGTATCGGTCTATTAGGTATTGGTAGTAGTTGTTGTCCGCTCCGTATTCTACAAAGTTTTGGTTTCTCTTTTCTACTATTTCGGGAGAAGTATAAGTAGCTAAATTAACTACCCGTAAATCGTTGGTGTACTTTGTGGGTTTGTGTTGTCTACTCATAATATTATATACTCGTTATCATAACTTGTTTCTTGTACGTATTGATTTGTATTAACCGAGTAGTCAGAACTGTCTGTACAAAATATCTTACCCTTATAAATCACATCTGCGCCATCTAAAAGCGTTAGATTATAAAAATTACCTTCTGTAAGAGAAAATGCGTTAGAGAAGACTAAATAGCCTTTATTTTTAGTTGCAGCTACACTTGTGTATGTGTCGGTGTCGTTAGTAGATTCGTTTCGTACTTTTACCGTAATACTTGAAGGGTAACTTCTTGGAATTACCTTTACTTCTTGTGCGCTTGTACTCGTGGTTAAAACCTTCATACTTATATAACGAAATAAAATTGGGATTTTGTAGTTTTAAGCAAAAAAAAGGGTAACATTTCTGCTACCCCTTCTCTATAAGTGTTAAAAATTACGATGCTGCCGTTACACTTGGTGTAAGTTGTGTCGCACTTGCATCTACCGTTACCGCAGTTGTTAAGGCAATCGGTGGAGTTTTTTCTAATGCTTCAAAAGTTAAAGTAAACCCAGAGTAATCTCCTAAGTTAGCACCCGTTGCTAGAGTACCACCTATTAAATCACATCCGTGTTCTGCACCTACTAACCATTGTTGCCCGTTATAGTCTTCTACGACAATATTAGGTTTATTAGCAGCTAGTAGTTTGATTTCGTCAGACGTAGCACTATCCAGTAAAGGAAGTTGCACGTTTACCGTTTGGGTGTAAAAGATAGAGTTGTTTTCTCTTGAACCGTTAATAGCAGTCTCTAAAGAAGATGCACCTTTAAGGTCAAACTGATACCAATCAGCCGTACCCGCAGTAACGGTAGTCATCGTACCATCATACTCCGCAAAGTAAATCGTCTTTAGTCCTCCTACGGTCTTGTTACAAGGTAACTCTCTACCGTTTAAGGTTAATGTACAAGCCATATTTATAAGTATTAAAAAAAGGGATAGGGTACACCCCTACCCCCTTTTATATGTTAAAAAATAATTTATGATGCAGATGCAGTTCTGTGGATTACATCAGATGCAACGCCTACTTGAACTCCCGCAGTAAATCTAGAGATTACTCTTACGTTTTGAGAACCATCTAAGTCTGCCATATCAAGCAACTTAACTTCGTTGTGGTCAGATAATAAACCTGTTCCGAAGAATAAGTTAGACTTCTGTCCTGCGAAGGCTCTGTTTCCAGACATACCTGTACATCTCTGTAATGGAATACCATCAAAAGTAAGCTGAGACTCCATTTGGTAGAATGTAGTTCCTTTGTTGTCTACACCGTTTGCTCCTACGTTAGTTGCAAATCCTCCTAATGCTCTTACATACGCTTGGTAAACGTTGTTAGGTACGTAAATCATTAAGTCCTCTTTTCCGTATACCGCAGAAGGGATAGCATCTACCATACCACCTAAGAAGTCAATTACGTTAGAAGAAGTAACAGTAGTAGAACCAATGTTGATTCCGCTTGATGTTATTAAAGTTTCAAATCCGTCAAACAATGCAGTAGCAGCAGTTGCTCCGTCATCGTCTCCTTGCCAGATGTTCTTCTCTACTGATTCTGCAATTTTACCTGCTACGTGAGCCAAGATAAAGTCTGCAAAAGTAGGAGGTAGGTTATCAAAAGCAGAGTAACCCATACCAACTGCTTCCCAATCAGAACGAAAATCTTTCTTACAAAGTTCAAGGTTTACCTGTAACTCTTTTGGTGTAAGAATAGACTCTGTTAAAGATAGTCTGTCATTCCCCGAAGAAATAGCAGAGAAGTCGCAAGACCCGTCTCTTACAATGTTGTTGTCATCTAGTACTTTAAGTACTTCTTGATACTTAACGTTTGGCTTGATTGTAATCGCACCGTCGTTAAGCGTTTTTCCTGATAGAAGAGCAGCAGCAATATATTCCCCTGCAAATTCTCCTGCATACGTAGTAGTGATAGTTTCTACTGACCCACTACCTGTAATGTCTCTAAAGTTGTGTTTCTGAATATTCATTATGAAAATAGTTTACTAAAAATTAAATCTGTTGTTGTTCCTTTTTTGTTATGTGATAGTTTTCTAAACTTTTGTACGATTTGTTCCTCTGGGTTGTGTTTTAGAGGTTCGGTAGCAGGTTCTTGTGCGGATAATTCCTCTTTAACCTCTTCTGCCATTTCTTCCTCTTTTTTACCTAAGTCTTGAATCATAGCTTTAATTTCGTCAATCGCTTGTCCGAACTCCTCACGAGTTACATAAGCCATCTCTTCTTCAGCAGCCTCTACCTCTTCGGTTTCATTAGCCTTAATTTCCTTAATGATACCTTCTTCTTCTACCGCTAGTATTCTTCCATCCTCTAATGTGTATTCGCCTACAGGGAGAGCAATCTTTTCTTCCTCTGTAATGATAAATACTTCATTATTGGCTTCAAACACTTCGGCTTCTAAGACAGTACCATTATCTAGTGTCATTTGTGCGAGTTCTACCTTTTCGGCATCCTCC